TGACAGACATCGTAAATTCACTGGCGTGGATAAGTTCCATAAGGCTGGTTATTACGGTGAACGTGTGAAGGCGTCTTCTGGTGAAACCTGGGCATTGTCCGAATATAATCCTGGTGGGCTTTGTCGAGATCCTCTTGGGATTGGTATCGGTGGAGGTCACTCTATTGATACCGCAGCTACTTTCTTCCAGGTTGCTCCTAAGGCTACTTTGTATATGTTGTATTCTTCCAATGGTAGATATGGTACTGATTATGAATCTAAGTTCTTCCAGTATAGTGCAGAGATTATTGAGAAAGAGAATATTAACAACATGTTTGTTAGTTTGAATACTACCAGACATAAACAGTGGTTTGCTGATTTAGGAACTTGGATGGATAATCATCCTTATTTCAAATGGTTCTGGGCAGCTGGTAATGATTCTACTAAGAAGTATAATCCGATAATGGAAGTTCTGCAGATGTTTGGTGTTGCTGCATATACCTTAATGGTAACTGGTGAGATTGTTCCTGCTTATTATAGTAGTCTATCTCCTTATGTAGACTTTGCTGCTCCTAGTATGATTCGTACGAACATTAAGGCTACTGATCCTAATGATACCAGTGCTCCTAATAGTGGCACTTCCTTCTCTACTCCTTGGCTGTGTGGTATGATGACCTTAGTTGATGACTTCTTCATTGACAAATGTGGTGGTCCTCTTACTAGAGAAGCTATGGAACAGTTTATGAGAGATAACTGTAAGGATATGAAAGATCCTGGATTCGATACTAAGACTGGCTGGGGTGCGGTGATTCTGCCTGATCCGAAGGATATCGATATTGATAAGTACTGGAAGATTGGTAGACCCAATGCTGATCCTGTAACTCCTGTTCCTGGTCCTGGTGTTGATCCTATCCCTGAGGAGGTAATTAGAATGTTAATTGATAAGTATGCAGATCGTGATAAGATTAGCGCATGGGCTGTTGAAGGCGTTGAATGGGCAGTCCAGAATGGTATCATGACTGGTGTTGGCGGAAACAAGTTGGCTCCGGATGCTAGCCTGACTCGTGAGCAGATGTGTGTTATGCTCCAGAGATTTGCCAAGCTTGTAATTAATAATGAATTCAAGTTTGAAGATCTTTAATTAAAACAATCTCCCCTCACATGAGGGGAGATTTATATTTTCATAGATAGGGCTTCTAACGGCTAGCTCCTCCGAAAGGAGGGTTGCATAATGGCAACTATTAAACAGCGAGTACACAGGATGAATGAGTCTGGCACATATGATACTATACATTATGAAACATCTTCATCCTGTGTACTATTAAGTAATGGTAGTTATTTAAGTGATTATGAAAATTATGTAACTGGCAATTCAGTAGCATCACATAATCAGTCTGCTAGTACTATAACATCAGGTACATTAGGATTAGCTAGAGGTGGCACTAATGCAACATCTGGAGCTGCAGCTATTTATCAGTTGACAAATCCAGCTAGTGCATTAGCTTCTACTGGATTAGCATCTGGTGACTATTTGCCTGTACTTGACACTAGCGCATCTACTGGTAAGAAAGTAACACTAGCTAATTTAACAGCGTATTTAAAAGCAACTGGTGAGGTGGGTGGGATATCAAATTATACAGAGAAGAGCACATCTGTTAGTACGGGTACAAATTCTAATGGGGCATATTATAGATATAATATAACTGATGTAAAAATGATAGTCGCAATTCAATATAGTAGTTCTGAAAAGTTTTTATCTTCGATTATCATGGAACGTAACGGCACCACTTTAACTAGTAAATTATTTTACACCCATTCTGGAGCGGCGTCTTCGGCTGAAAATATTCTAGATGAAGCATATAGTGACGGATTTAAATATTTACAGATATCAGGAAATAATCTCGATTTATACTATAGGCATACAACATCTGGTGGATCAAGAGAAACACTTACACGCTATGATGATTTTATGTTTTTAGGATAAAATATACTCCTCCCATATATGGGAGGAGTATATTTATTCTTTTAATCTTTCATAACAAGCTTAAAACTGCGGCCTGAGTTAAGATCAGTAGCTTTCATTCTGTTCAGATCAAACTTCATACGAGTACCATTCTTGCGGGGAAGTAATCCAGGATAGTCTTTCTTAAAGTTCTCGATCTCTTTACCCTTCTTATTGACTGCAGCAAATCGCCAATCTTTCTCAATGTTAAGCGGATCAGTAATGATAACAACATCATACTTACCATCCATGTTAACGTACCTCTCCGCTGGAGTAAAATTTATCTTATCTTTATTCTTCTCCAAAGCTTTCGTAAAAGCTACAGCAAGTTCTTTATCATCTGCACTATCAACATCTTTCAATTTCTTGATACTACCAATGTCATCATCCTCATCGTCGTAATCTTTCTTCTTACCTTTCTTATCTTCTTTATCCTTATCTTTCTTCTTTTTCTTTTTACTATCACCCATATCAAAGATGTCAAAAGATCCACGTAAATACTTAGCACCAAGATTAGATACTTCTCTGGAAACATCTCCCACTTCAGCATCTTTCTTATCTTTCTCTTTCTTGTATTCCAGATCAGAGACTTTATTAGCAATATTAACAACTTCTTTAATCATATCAGCCTTACTCTTCTTGGCTGATAATAAGTTACCCATCTGGTCAGATTTATAACGAGTCTGGTGCCTAGCACCCTTCATAGTTTCTAACTCAGCTTCTAACTCTTTAGAGATTGCATCAAACTCATTGATCATATCATAGTACATTTCTACCATGGGTGAGTATCTAGTCCCATAAGTAGTATCTAACGTCGTTTTGGTATCAGTTGACTTCTTAGACCCCTTCTTTTTGGGTTTATCAACCATTTTTCCGCCGTCTTCTTCCTCATCAGCTTCTCGTTCAGCCTTAACAGAATCAGCATCATTAAATACCATAGCAAGAAGAGATTCCTTTTTCTTCTTTGCTTTCTTTTTAGACATAGATTTCTTAGACTCTTTATAATCATCAGATTTCTTATATTTCTCTTTTTCAGCTTTCTCTTCTTTGAACTTCTTTAACTTAGCCTCTAAAGAAGAAATATCAGTAGTAAGTGAATCAAGCTGAGAATCTGTCTTCTCAGCTGACCAACGAAGATGCATAAACCCATTCTCATCTCGCGGATAATCATCCAATCCAACCATGGAATTATATTTAGCAATGGAAGCTTCTAATTTAGCTTGATCCATCTGTAACCCTCCTTCTGTGGCGGAATATTATACAAATGTCCCGATATTTAATGGTTGATAAAAGCTAGGGCTTCTATTGTGTTACAGTTCACTCGTAGTTCTAACCGCTGGCCAGACCAAATTAGGTCTGTCCAAGGCTTGGTATGGGAATTATAATAATGAAGTTAAAGAAATAGGAGGAGCTTCTGGTAAAACATTAACAGAAAATAATTATAGTTTTAGTATATCTAAGTCTGGTAGTGGTGCTAAACTTATAGCAAACTCAACTAATGAAATTTTTACATCAAATGTAGTTTATTACACTTATTGGTTTGTAGGAAATTATTACTGTACCTCTAAAGAATCATATATACGTTTAGAGCTAAATACATCATCTAGTTATTCAGCGACTAGTGTATACATATTTTATGTTTTTCAGCTTAACAGTAACGATATTACAAGTGTACCATATAACGAAACCCCTGCTGATCATTTAACACATAAACTTTATACTGCTGAATTTAATAATGGTAGCATCAATTGGAAAGATTCATATTTATTATTATATGGTTATCAGTATAGAACATATACTCCTTCAATTAGTGGTACCTTTTATATTACTACTTGGGCTTTTATATAATCGGTGTTTCTAACGGCCAGCTTGATTTCTGGTCTTACAAAGGTCTGGTTAGGTACTCAAAATAATGGAGCCAAAGAGGTCAGTTTCAATGATCATACACATGCTGGAATTCCAGAGATTATATCTGGATCAACTAGTAGTAACAGCACATTTCACACATGTAAAGGTTTAAGTATAATGTATTTAAACATGTATTCTCCTAGTAAATATGCTACTTGTAGCATACAAGTTAACGATACTATTATAGCACAAGCTAACAGTGCAACTTTAACTTTTATTGTAATAGCTATGTCAATTAATAGTACTAGCAACATGTGTTGTATAGCACCAGTCACTACTGGAACTAGCTCAACTGGCCTATATGAATATCAGTTATCTGGTACGACTTTCACTTTTAGTCCCTATGGATCAGGTGCGTATGTTACATATTATATTATATACTTTCCATGTTGGACATAAGTATAATCTATTAAGAAAGGTGGAATCCGTAATGGGTTATACTGCTAAACTTGTTTGTTCTGCTGAACTGGTTAAGGATGGGGAAGCTCAGGTCCTGAAGGCTGAGGATCAGGTTACCGTTAAGTATGCTACTCCCAACGCCGGTGAGGTTGAGGTTACTGGTAAGGTCCTGGGTATCCAGCTGGGTGGTGTTAAGCCCTCTGCTAACCAGTATGGTCCTCTGTTTGATGGCATTGCTACTTCTACTTACAATGCCGACAAGCTGGCCAATTTCCGTGAGGCTACTTCTCATTATGCTCCTGATGCTTTCCTGGTTGAAGTTACCGAGGAAGCTGCTGAGGGTGAAGAGCCTGTCGTTTCCAACGTCTATGTTCCCGTTGACAAGATCGTTGAGCTGACTGTTACTCCTGCTAATGAAGAAGAGTCTGGTAATGACAGCGGTTCTGATCAGAATCCTGATGCTCCTGTCAATCCCTAAATTAATAGATACTAAAAATAATTACCCCTGGGATAATCCCAGGGGTAATTTTATTTCACTAGAATTACTTTACTTTTTTGTTTATATAATGATAATGTATTCTTATTGATGCTCATACATTCACTAGCATCATGTAATAAGTCACTAGTACCAGAGGCCCAGATACAATTATCAGAAGAATTCCCTCTATATAATTTTCTATCTGGTTGTTTATTGGTTCTAACTAACTGATACACAATCATAAACTTCTCACCATTCATGTGATAACCAATCGTCATTCTACGTAAATGGTTTACATAATCTGATACCATGTCTTCTTCATCGATATCATCTTCTTCGTCATCCTCATCCATATCGACAAATACCCCACCGGCCATAGACATATAGCCACCAGAGATTTCACCTTCATGAATATTCCAGAGTTTAGCTAACATAGTGGGAAGTTCATATGGAATTGTAATCGGAACAAGTTCTCTGACTTCAGTACGATCAAATGTAGATACTAAACCATTATAGATATTTAATATGCTACATAAATTAGGGTCATTATCAATTTCATCTAATTCATCTTTTGTTAATACAAAGTTATAATATCTCAGCATTCTATTATGAAGAGCTGCTTTCATCTCATCTGTAAATACTAAAATCTCTTCATTAACACTTCCATAGTCCTCTCGTATACTTCTGATAAATGGATATGGAATTGCATATAACTCATCCTTGGTTAAATTTTTCTTTTCGTTCTTTATTTTAATTTCAAAACTGAAATTATCGATTCCCTCTATTGCTCTAACTTGTTTTTCTACAATAGATAATGGGACTAAAATATCCGATAGTTTACTATACGAATATTTCCATATGGGTTTAACTTGTATACTCATAGTTAATCTACATCCTTATAGTATTCAGAAGCTCTGATCCCATCTGCACCTTGATACTTACCATTATACAGATCATACTCAGTAACTTCCTGGCTTGGAGTTAAGAAATATATCTGTCCGATTTTCATATTGGGTCTGATAATTGTAGGATACGTCGTTTTGATCTGTAATGTCCAGGTACCATTAAATCCAATATCACCAAAATCTGCAAATGCTACACTGATACCTAATCTACCAATAGAAGACTTTGCAGTAAGAATTGGTTCATATAATTTAGTTCCTACTTGTTCTAATGTGCTGATTAAGTATACATGCTCCGGATAGCAAACGATTCCATCAGATGGAATTGTTTTAACTTCAGAAATATACGTACTAGGATCATATGGATCAATGGTTTCATAGTATTCTTCATAATCCTCTATTTCAACCCAATGACCCCACCATTTACCATCTTCATCGGGAATGTCATCTTTCTGATATTCCCAGTGCGTTCCAATTAATCTCTTCTTTTTCATATCTTTATATACTGCGTATTGACTACCAGTATGAATATCATACGAACACGGACCAATACAATTCCTATTATATGGTGTAATAGTAATCTCCGGCTTTTGTCCCTCTTCTACCTCAATTGCATTTTGAATAGCAGTACGAGTAAGAATCGCACCTCCACCTAAGGGAGATTCGTCCATATACATTTTATCAGCCATATAGATAACTACCTCCTTGCTATGTTATCTATATGTCTTTATTAGAATAAAGAAATACTCCCCTCTGGTGAGGGGAGTATTTTCAATTAAATTAATTACTTCTCGTCAAGGCCCATACGGACAATGATTGCTGCAAACTCGTCTCTGCGGAGAGGACGCTCAGGTGCTCCGCCATTAAGAACGCCAGCATCAGTCAGCTTCTTAAATGCGCCTTCTGCCTTGGACCAAGTAGGCTCATCCAAACCAGACATATAAGTGAACGCCTTCATCAGAAGTTCATAAGCTTCCTTATTGGTCATCTTCTCAATCATCTGTGCAATAGTCATATCGAGTTCATCCTCCTTAGTAGTATAGGTCAGATTAATCCAACCATCGGCGGTCTTACCCCAATTGTTACTGGAAACCTGGCTAATATGAACAATGGTACCATACGGATATGCCTTCACAACAGCAAAGCTGGTGCTATAACCCTTACGGCAGTTCAGTCCAATGGTATCAGTAACCTTAACAGAGTAATCAACGTTCTTAACTGTAATAGTCTCAGTGGTAGCAGGCTTAGGTTCAGCACCAGTAGTCTTACCAGGATTTTTGATAACCCAGTAATACTTCACCTGGGACTTAAAGGTAGTATAGTTACCCTGAGTACGAACCAGTCTAGAAGAAGCGGGATCGTTGATATAGATAGTATTACCAACAATCTTCCAAATAACAATGTAGTGACCAGAAGAAGTCCAGGTACCTTTACCCATACAGGCAATGACTAAATCTCCACTATCGACTGCAGCTTTCGCAGTAGCATGATAAGCAGATTTAGAATTACCATAGATAGAGGCACCATTCAACTGTGTGCACTTAAGACCATATCTCTTAAATGCAGGAACGAAATACGAGTAAAATGTACCAGACTTAAGAGCTTTATATCCATTCTTCAGGGCCCAAGCACATTCAGTTTTAGGAGTGACACTTTTATCTGCCCATGTAGCAAGAACCATAGCTGCAGAAGACGGACCACAACCAGATCTACCAATTGTAGTAGATTCACCCTTAACCGAATATGAAACATTAGCCCATCGAGGATCAGTCTGATAATACTGTACAGGCTGAATAGCCATAGACATTACCTCCTTATTGGTTTAATTATAGTAATGTCCTGATAAAGCTAGGGGTTCTAAGCGCTGGCCAGGTCACTTTAGGGACTTCTAAAGCTTGGTATGGTAATTATAATAATAAAGTAACTGAATTAGGCGGTGGATCAGTTAATATAGAAAAACAATTAATTAATATAATATCTGTAAATGATAAATTTGATCATTCGGCAGGTAACTACCAATATGCAAAAGAAATATGTTCAGTAGAGTATACTAAAGAATATACATTTTTATATCTTGTGCTAGATATATATATGACCAATTCATATACATCTGATTGTTCAGCATATACATTTAGTTACGGGTTCGGTTATTTTAGCGCAGTAAACAGTACACCAAACTATACATCTGTGATATTATTTAAAGGGTTAAACAATGCAGATGAATACAGACATCATATATTATATGGAACATCTTTAAATATGCATAACGAAAATCACATTAATAAAGTTAGTCTTGCTGTATGCGGAGCGCAAACCCCCGCTTTTACAATATTCTCAACAGGTGTTTTAAAAGTATATAAATGTAATTTAATTTTATAATACATTAATATGCTATATATTTTAGGTTTGACATTCCTATAATATGTTGACTATAACTCCATATTATAGGTGGTGAGAACCCTTGAAGATATATAACGAACAAACTATGGAGAATATCCATATTGACCTAGATACATCCAATGTAAGTTTTCTTAAGGTAAGTGCCATTCTACAAGCATCTGGCGTAAAGAACTATTGTTTTTTCCTTCAGCTTAACGATAAAGGATTAAAAGGTGTAGACCCATATGATCCTGATTTATCTACTGAGATGAAATTCAGGGTTTTCCGTGAGTGTGCTACTAACCGTTGGTATTTCTATCGTGAAGTATTCCGTGTTGAGGAAAAGGGTGCTGCTGTCGGTGTAGGCGGTGGTACTAGTTTTAAACTTAACCGTGGTAACTTGGCATACCTTTGGGCAAACTCATTAAATATTTCATCTTATCTAATTATGCCTCGTCAGACTGGTAAAACTGTTGCAGCTATTGCAGATTGTGTGTGGGTATATCAGTTTGTCAGAAACTCTTCTATCTTACATTTTAATAAACAGCAAACTGACTCTAATGATAATATCAGAAAGATCCAGAATGCCATTGCAATGCTTCCTATGTATTTACAGCATTCTGCTACTGATAACTTAACTGCATCAGATAAACGTAAAGTTAAGAATAACGAAAAGAATATTCGTAACGTTATCAACTCTACCATTGAGGCTATGGCTTCTGCTGGTAACGAAGCAAAGGCTGACTCTATGGCTCGTGGTCGTACTGCGAACAAAATCTGGTACGATGAGATGGCGTTTATTTTCTTTAACTCTGCGATTTATACTGCTGCTACGCCTGCGTATGCAAAAGCTGCTGCAGTTGCTGCCAAGAATGGAATTCCATATGGAATCTCTATTACCACAACACCTGGTGACTTAGCTACACCTCATGGTGAATGGGCATACCAGATGATGGAATCTTGTATTAAGTTTGATGAGCATATGTACGATATGAAGAGGAAGAAACTCTTTGATATCGTAGAAAATACACCAGATAAGACAAACTTCTTATTCATTCAATTTAATCACTTACAGCTTGGTGAAACTGATGAATGGTTCCAAGAAGCTGCTAAGAAGATGAATAATCCATTAAAGGTTCGTCGAGAATACTTACTTGAGTGGATTAACTCTAATGGTAATTCTCCATTTGATCCGGATGATCTGGAACTCATCTTTGAGATGAGTAAGATGAATGAATCTAAGGCTGAGACATATAAGATTAATAAGTATTATAATCTAGTAGTATATGATGAATACAAAGGAAAGAAGCCTGTTATTATTGGCGTCGACGTTTCTGGTGGCCTAGGCCGTGATAACACTGCAGTAGTTGTAGTAAATCCAGAAACATTACTGCCTATGGCTTTCTTTAAATCGAATATGATTCCATCGGATCATTTGAAGAAATTACTAGTTACATTAGTAAATAAACGATACCCACATTGTATATTGACAATCGAAAACAACTCTGTTGGTAAACCATTACTGGATGAACTCAGAGATACTTCAATTAGTAGAGTCTTATATAAAGAAAAGAAAAAGAAACAAATTGATCAAGGTCCGAATAACTTCACCCGGAAACGTCACAGAGAAGTTATGGAGTATGGTCACAACACGAACCCAACCACTCGTGCACAGATGATGGAAATGTTGGAGAGTATTGTTCATAACTCTCACCAACATATGGCATATCCGGAATTACATAATGAATTGAAATTCCTGGAACTGAAGAATGGTCGTATTGATCATAATAGTGCTACTCACGATGACTGCATCATGGCATATATGGGAGCACTATGGATTGTTCGTTATGGTACTGGTTTGAAAGGTAGAGGAATCTACTATACCATCCAGGAGAAGTTGGAAGATGAAGATCAATATCGTTCCGGTAATGCTGCAGTATTAGATACTGCGCGTAGAATGGTATTGAATAAACACAAAGATAATGATGATGCTGCAGCTGATGAGTTAGTTGAATATATGAGAAGCGATTTACATATAGATGATAGTGGATCATTAGCAGCACAAGAACGGAAACAATACTTCGATGAACTTGATCGAATTGAAGGAATTACGGATTACGATGATGAATATGAAGAAGCTGTAGAAAAAATTGATGATAGTACACAGAGGTTGATTTTACAGAACTATTATAATATGCTAAAGAATACAAGTGGAGTTAGCCCAATTGAGGGATTATTGATGCCTGAGAATATTGCTTTAGGACGTGAAGAAGAACTTGATTGGAGTAATTTGTATAGTATGCATTAACATAATTATAATACATTATTGGAATCCTGTCGTTTCATATAAACTCCTCCATAACAATACTACCACGGCTGTTTATCGGTCGTGGTAGTATTGTTCTAAAAAATAATTATTAAGATAAAAAATATCTCCCCTAGGTTAACCTAGGGGAGATTTAAGTTTACCATCATCAATTAATCTTTTAGTGTGCCAGTCTATCCAGTCTCTGCAATTGATATATGGTAAAGTTTCAGATCCACAAAACATATACCCAGAATATTTTGTATTTACTGCTAATTTACCATTAATGCAATTATAGTGATACTTATACCAATCAGCATACTTTATCATAATCTTATGAAGAGGCCGATCAGAATACATAAGATCACGGTTAAATCGCTTAACACCTTCAATGAAATTAGTATAGAGAATACCGTTATTCTCATTAGAGAACTTATAAATATTAAGTCTATACCAATCTGAATCGATATCTTTAAGCAAGGATTGTCGATCATTTACAAATTGGTTCAGTTTAATATATGCAGAGACCCAACTGTCAGTAAACTCTAAGATAAAATCATTTTTATCTACTGTGCCATTTTCATCGTGTTCAATGCTACCAGCAACCAAATATGCATATCCAGTATCATATTTGGGTATTTCTAGATATTTAATATATTGCTCAACGGGAGGATCATATGGTTGTAATCTAACCGCTTCGATATTCAAATATCCATATTCATCTGGCGGGTTAAAATATTGAAAATATTCCACATACATAATTAATCAATCACCACATCTTTAAGTAAAGCGTCCAACTCCTTCTGTGTCATCGGAGCCACGGACGCTTTACTATAATTCTTAGTTTTCATGTTCTGTTTAATTTCTTCGATAATGTCTTTCTGAACATTCTCATCATCGCTATAGTAATATTTAATTAATAAGGCCTGATTGTCATATACAAAATTTCTTGCATAATCCTTAATCTCTTTATCAAGTTTCTCCAATTGATCTTTAAATATATCATCTTCGCTAGCATGAATTCCATCAGCAGCACTATATGCAGAGTTTTTAACAATCAGAGGCTTTCCAGACGTGCTTCTTCTTTTCTTACTAAATTTAACACTGTTTCCTTCGTATCGTTCTTTTCCTTCATATGATCCATATTTATCTCTGATTAAAATACTATACCACTTACCATTATCACCATGCTTATTATCAATAGCATTAATCTGCATATGGTTCTCAAGTAAACTATCTTCAGCTATCAACTCAAATTCTATTGCAGATTCCTCAATATTACCCATCATAGTCATTAATTTACTAAGTTCGTTCTCAGTCATTTTTTCTCACCTCCTTTTTATTGATGTCAAATATATAATATGTATTTAGTATAAAAACGCTCTTAAATTGATAGGGGTTCTAACCGCTGGTTCAACCTTATATGGTGTAAATAAAGCTTGGTTTGGTGGATATAATGGTAATATTAATGAAATTGTAACTAGTGGTATTACAAAACAGTTAATATTTAATGATACTGTAACTAAAACTGGTACAGATTCATATTCTGGAAAAGGCACAAAATCTATTACTCTTTCGACAGGAGAATCCTCAAGTTCATATATTACTGCACCTTATATAGACATAAGCATGCAGGCTGATTTATTTATAATAAATGTAGATTATATTATATTACTAGAAAAGACGGATACTGCTGGCTCTTCATTTTCTACGGCGCTAAAATATAGTAATTACTACAACGAAGTATCGCTTGGTTCACTTAATCTTACTAATACAATAATAAATACGACCGGAACAATAAAAGAACTTGGACAAAATTCAACAGCAGATATAAATAATTCTTATATAGCAATTCCAGTTCCTGGAAATTATGGCACCAGTCTCAGAACGTTTAATGGTAATATAACCTTAACATTAACTTCATCTACTAGTAGTGCATCAATTAATTTTAATTACAACTGCACATTTACATTTAAAATATATGCTATATATTTTTAAATTAATAATATAACAAAAATAAAAGGAGATAAAAAGAAACCAGAGCTAGTGAACTGGTTTCGTTGGAGAATTATTTAAACTCTCCTCGTAGATACCTTTGCACGGCATCATACACTTTAAGATTATAATCATCAATCACAGGCCCATTTTGGTTGTTGGAAACGAGTTCCCAGTGAGCCTTATCAAGACCGAGCATTATAACCTCGTCGGGTGTAAGCAGCCTTAACATTGGCGTCATCTCCTTTCAAATGAATTTCCCTCCCCGGTGGTGCGGGGAGGGATTTTCTTTACATTTGCGCAAATGTTCAAAAGGAGATACTAGCTTTTCATTTATATAATATGTATTTGAAATATAAACATATACAGAACCAGGGGTTCTAAAACCGAGCCTCGTAGTAGGTTTATCCAAATTCTACTGTAATCAGAAAGAAGTAGCATTTAAGGAGGATTTAGAAATGACTGCTAAACTTTGTGCAACAATGAGAGTGAATATTCACGTCACTTACTCAAGTAACGTGGATTCAATAGTATATACTGAGGTTACCCTCCCAGATAAGTTCGTAGGGTGCGATTATATTGAGACTGTATCATGTTGCAGTACTAGTGGCAACCAATCCGGTACTATTGTATTTGCAAACTCATACTGTTATGCTGGTTGCACATCTACTATGCTAATGACCAGATCAGGCGGTGATTTACAACAGATTGCAATGAAACTTTCTACTGACGGATCTATTTTTATGTATAATTCTCGGCATAGCAGTGGTTTTACTGACTATATCATGGTTCTCGGCTACAAGTTCCAGTAATAACATAGTAATAAAAAAAGAACGGAGCTGTGAACCCCGTCCTTTTTTACTGAGCAGATTAGCTAATAGCTAATCTCATTCTGGTATTGAATAACTTCTGTTCGTTAATTGAGGTCGTCGGTACATAATTGTCGAGTTCTTCCTCTTCGGGGATATCCATACCGGGATACCAAGGAAGTCCACGCATCATGCGTTCGATCAAAATCAACGGAGGCCATTCGTGACCAACATTGTATGGGATGACCATACTATCACCTCCTTTCAGGAGACGTAAACAACCCCACCCGTAATGGGTGGGGTTGTTTCATTACTATAATATATTTCAATAACAAACATGGTACAATGCAGGACATGCCCAAAAAGTTCGATTTTCTAACCGCTGGCCAGACCCTATTTGGACTTAGCAAACTCTTTTATGGAGATATAAATAATGCAGTTCAAGAAATAGGAGGTGGAGGTATGGCTAATATTAAACTTGTAACTATGGCTCCGTCTAAAATGTCAGAGGATAATAAATATAATAACTATCATCAAACTTTATACGGTGATTATACTGATATGGGTGAAGCATATTCAGCATATATTGTAATATTAGTATCTGGAAACATCTGGTTTTATAGTGCTTCATATTATAGTAAATATGCACTTGTAAATGGAAAGCTTCTGTATATGGGCACAAATAATAATAATATATTACTGTACGATGGCAATACAAGCCAACAAAGTGGTATGTATGGGAGATTATATATTAGCACAAACAATAATTTAATAAGGTTCTATTATGAAAAAGAAGGTATGGCTGTATTTATCAAAAATAGTGATCCGCTATACGCACTATGTATTGGGTTATAAATACCACTAGCCTTTCTAACCGCTAGCTTGATCTCAGGTTTAACCAAAGCATGGATAGGAACTAAAAATAACGGAACTAAAGAAATATCTTTTTCTGACCATACTCATACTGCTAGTCAAATTAGTGGATTACCATCTGGTGTTACAAAATATTCAGGAAACTCTTTTACAATACCAGGCAATGGTATATATTTTGTTTATGTATCAGGTAGTACAAGTTTTTATATATCTGGCTCAAATGGTAATGTTGTTGTCACATATACGATTGGCTCGGGTTCTAATTCGAGTAGAGTCGTATATTCTTCCACCACTACTTCTGTGGTGCCTATGGTAAGTACAGGTGGTAGTGGGGCAACGAATTATAATTCAGCTGTTATCCTTTTTGTATTTAATAGTAATGGTTATGGATATAGTCCATATGGCGGATATGGGTCAAGTATGGAGAATAGATACAATATAGGTTTTAGTTTATATAACCCTACGACAATTAAAAATAGTAAATATAGTTCATCTTATGCTGATATGAAAGTTGCATATATTTTATTCTAATAAATTCCCTCCTCTTAATTGAGGAGGGATTCTTTTTCAATTTCAACTAAAACATTAATAAACAGATCTCACGTACATATTATAGTACTGAGTTCTATTAGGAGGTGGTATTATTTGAGCAAAACTAAAGGACGATTAAACATATTGAACCGTGATACATATAGACGGTTCCAGCCGAGTCCGATCCTGGACTTTAAAATGGATAGACGAATCACACAGGTTCGTCTTCGTAGAATTAGTCATGATGAGGTTTACCAGAAATTGAAAGAAAAAGGACTTCAGATTGATATCTCGAATCCCGAAATTCTTGTAAATGGTAAACGCCCTATCGATGGAATTTTCTCACCACTCTTCGGAGCTGATACAACTGAGGAGATTCCAATTTATTCCTGCGACTGCCGGAAACTTACCGGTGGTGCAAACTTAGGCAGACTCTGTCCTGACTGTGGTACCCGTTGTAGATCTATCGATGCAGATTTAACACTCTGTGGATATATCGATATTGCTCCACATCATGTACTTACATTCCATGGATGGACACAGTTCTGCAAGATCTTCAAAGAAGCAACAATGAAAGACATCATTACCTCTACAAAACGTATTAATGTGAAAGGTAAGATTGTCGATGATGGGAAAGCCACTATTATGTCTTTATATGATGATTATGAAGACAAATATGAAGAACCCATTGGCTTACCTAAGAAGTATATATTTACATCTAAAATTCCTGTATATACTGCCAGACTCAGACCACTAATGAGAACTGGTGTAAAGATGACAATTTTAGATGTAAATAAACGTTATCTCTCTATTATCCATGCACGAAATATCTTAACAGCTGCACCTGTTATGAAACTCCAACGGGGAATAGAGATACAAAGAACCTTAAACCAAATTCAGCAAGATCTGAATGACATATATGACCATGTTCAGGAACAGCTGAATGAGAAGAAAGGTACGATCAGAAAATCTCTGATTGCTGGTAGAGTAGACTATTCCGCCAGAGTTGTTATCGCTCTTGGAACGGATCTGCAACCGCATGAGGTTGATGTACCTTATTCTCTTATGATGGTCCTATATGAAGAAGAGATTGTGAATTATCTATCTCATCTGGAAGGAATTAGTATTTCTAAAGCTATTGATATAGTAGAGGAAAACTATGCACATCGAGATGAAAGATTGGTTAAGATTATTAATCAATTTCTGAAATCTAAGGAAGGTGTGTGGGCTATCATCAATCGGAATCCGACGATTTCTGAATCTAGTATCTTGTATGTACGGATCAGAAAAATTCACGACGATCCAACTGATGTTACGATGCATATGCCTCCTGATATCTTAGCCCTCCTGGCTGCAGACTGGCTGATCACAGTTGAGGCCTGCTTTGGGAGTAATCCCTCAAAAGAAAAACATCGTGAACGCCTAACAAGCGGTGTGAGCTACTGCAAAGCTTGCTAACGGTAAGAGTTAGATAAGGATGGTCTAGGCGTGGCCTGCCTAGATATACCAAACATCACGAATACACTCTCTAAGAGATCTTGATGCCAATAATGGCTAGATTGTAATACCGTGCTCCAAACTAGATTAGGAATGATCTAGGAGTAAAGTGTAGAGACTAATTATTAGGACTATGGTTGCGGCTATAGTTCGAAGCGCGATGCCCCTGAGAGTAACGGAACCCAGGGTGATGATATAGTCCAAACATAACATCACTTGAATCCAAAATATTTAGCAGCTTCTGCAACTTCATTAACAGCTGCTTCATATTTATAATAAGCATTTGCAGCACGAACCTCAGATCTTGGACGGCTTTTAATATTTAATTTAGCATCCCTGATTTTGGCTAGCTGCTTTTCACGTAAAATAGGATCAGCATAAATTAGATAGTATCGTTTTAGTGCTAGCGAGCCTCGCTTAACCGTATGTGATGCAATATCTTTAGGTACACCATATTGGTCGCCCCAACTTTTAGCGCCACCCAAATAAAGTATACTACTACCAGTCTTTGTATCATATTCAAATATAGGCTTGGCTCTACGGAGTTTTTCGGATGTAGATTGTTCTCTACTACCATCATAATTCGCAATAATGGGCTCATGTCCAGGAGATAAATTATATCCAATAGATGGATCATCTGAATTATATTTACTTATCAATTCTGCCTCTTTAGCAAGACGTGCATTCTTATCACGCATGCTATCAGAAGAATCTAGAATAGTAAATTCGAAATTCTCTATACCATATTTGCGCATATCTAAAACTAATTGTCGCTTAGTTTCCTTATAATTAGAAGTGGAATTAACGGCCCATTTATATTTAGACCATCTTGTGCGAATATCTTTAGATTCTCCAATATAGATTAAACCATTAATATTATTGCGAATCATATAAATTCCAGGAACTTTATTACGTGCCATAGTATACACCTCCATAAATATTATATTTATGTTAAGTGTATCATTTTGTACAGTGATGTGTTTATCGATGGTGATCAGTTAACTCTATTGAGTTGCAAAGATCCTATGTTCCATAAGTATTTCCTTACCATGTGTCCGACGTATACTTTTATTGATCGTGCAAATGGTAAATTCAATGGAGCTATGGACTTTAAACGTGAGTATTCCGCCCTGGTTGCAGCAGGGTGGGAAATTGATCAGGCTTACGATAGATATCTGAAGGATCCCGATGAGGATTCTTATGATCATCTTGTAAAGCTTGGTCTTGTGGATCACGAAGAAAATCGTGATACTATGAAACAACGGAATGAGTTAATTTCTTATATGGTGCAACATCTTGATAAGAAGAATTTATTCCGTAAACGTTTCGTAAATGATATTATGGATCTTTCGTATGATTTATACGAAGGAATGTGGAAGTAACATCTGATATACTACCCCTGGGTTAATTCCCAGGGGTAGTTACTTTTATGGAGGTAATACTATGAAAAATAATAAGATTATATCAATCCAGAATAACTTACAGCAACCAGAAGAAATAATATGGAATATGATCCAATCTAATCAATTGGCTAAGGATATGTTTATCATTACAGTGAAAGAAGGTAGACCTATATATGGATGTGACGTAAAGAAACGTAATCCATTAATCAAACGTTTTCGTAATATGGCATATGCTGTTATTCATGAAGCCACTGGATTATCAATCAAAGAAATATACCATGAAGATAGAGTTAAGAAGAATAGATACATGAAAGATCTTCTTATGTTTATAATGACTGATCTTGCGGAGTATTATCAGCCTGCAATAATAGCTAACTATTTAAATATGCCTGATACATTGGAAAATAGTGAGGAGGAGGAATAAGAATATGAAAACAATTCGAGATGTAATCAATGAGCTTACTGAGATGCTTGCTACCTTTGGCGATCTTCCAGTGTTTATTACAGAAGCAAATGAACCTGGTAAACCATTAACTCCGATCAATGGTATTGTAGCACTGGAAGCTGGAATTGCAGATGAGGTAGTTGATGAAGGAACGGATAACGAGCATTATCATTGGACTAACGACGAATATGATACCGCATGTATCTTTAGTACATCTGAACCAAAAGACATAATAAACCGAATCTATAATAATCTGTAACTGAACATAATGATACAGATTAACATTAGAAGGTGATAACTAATGCCAGGTAGCATGCTTCGGTATACCTTAGGAAAGACAATGATCAAATATGAAGCACTTGATGAGTTATTCAATGGTGTGCACATTGAACCTGATCAGGTAGTTGTTCATATTGATGCTTGGCATGTATTTAATAGATTCTTCAGACCACAGGAGTTAGTCTTCTTTACTTCTGCTCCTGAAGATGTCTTAGTGAAAGATATCGTTATTGGGTTCATCAATATTATCGGCCATTATCGAAAATACATAGCAGCTAAATTGCATAAAGATAATGTATTTCTGATATACTTCAATCCAGGTAGAAGTGCATATCATATGCAGTACGATAAAGATTATAAAGCTAATATCGTATCAAAGTTATTTAATACATCACATAAAGATTATATCATCGTGAATGATGTATTAATTAAAGCTATGAAGATGCTGATGGATATGGTAACTCGAATTGAGAAAGTATACTGGATCCACAATTTTGGGATTGATACTCCTTCGGCTATTTGTTATACTATGAATACTCCGGCATATCGAGATTCATTTCATATCCTATTTAGCCGAGAAGAACAATTAGCTGAGTTGATTTCTAAAAACTGTATACAACTACTACAACGTAAAAGTGGAACACATGAATTACTTACAACAAATAATTTCACTGAAAATATACTTCATAAGTATGCAAAGAAAGGGGTTACGAAGCATCTAACTCCGAAATCGTTAAAATTCTACTTTGCGCTGAATGGTTGCTCAGACACTGGAGAAAACCGGTTAACATTTGGGTTTCCATATAGTACAATGACTCGATTGGATACATTGTATGAAAATGGATCCATCAATGATGATTCATCTATTCAGAATGTGATAGAAGAATTATGCATATTGGAGAAACCATATTCAGCATTTGCTAAGAAGTTAAAGAAGAATGAAGAATATGTTATAAACAGATACAAGATGTATGACTTATGGTTAGCTGCAAGAAGTATCTCTAAAACTGCAGTAGGTCATATGTTTCATACACATTTTGATCTGTATGATCAAGAAGCATTGGAAAAGCTAAATGAATATCTGATAGCTATTGATGAAACCAATGATATCATCAGTTTAGAAAATCTGAATATGACCAAAGCAGTGAAATGGAACTAAAAAATAACTCCCTGAAATATGGGAGTTATTTTTTTTATATGAAATCAACTTTACTATAAATGAGGTGATATAAAATGGCTGAACGCATTTATACATATAGATATACTCCATATAATATAACAATTACGTTAGATCAAAACTATACGATAGACGATGGCAGTATTAGTTACCTGTACATTATTCATGACTATGAACAGCGCAGGCTTCCTATCATTAAGATGCATATTGATCTGGAAGCTGAAACAATCGAGAAGATGTATAAATATAAAGATACAAATGGTCGTATTAAATTTTCTGTTAAGGAAGAACAGATTGATTCCGATGAGACGATAATAAATACTCGAATTTACTTGGATTATGTATTTAGTTATATCCCAGCAAAAGATCAGAATGAGTATTTAACATCTAAAGATATTGAGACTGAATCAGTGGCAGATGAAATGAGCAAGTATCAATCCTTTGAATGTTATCTGATTGATATGGATGCAGTAAATTGGTTTACCAAACAGATTTCAGTTAATTTCCACAATGCCAGTAAACCAGCAATTTTACATGCTCTGTTAGAAATGAGAGATATTCCATATGGAAAAGTAATTGCAACTCCTCCACAAGATTATAGTACTGTAACAAATGCAGTATTCCCATATGGTGATCTTATTGGAAATATTATGCTACTGAATCATAAATATGGAATATATAGTTTTACTCCTACCGTATATTATGACCTACACTATTTATATTGCATTAACAGATTAAATCCGAACATTGTACTGAATCAACATATGGATTTTGGTGAAACATTACTTCTGTTATACAACTCCACAAATGTTTTACGTGAAGCTGAGGGATCTTATGATGATCTACAAGCAAATACCCATGTAATTAATATTAAGCAGGATCCAGTTATTACAGATGCGCAACAGAAGAAAACATCTTCTAAGTTCTCCACTGTTACTACAATAGATAAACGTGGACGAGTTTCTAAACAAACTGCAGAGATTAGTAAGAATAAAGTATCTAAAGTTTCTTCCAGTAGAGACACCTCCAGTGCTATGGCATATGCATATGCGTATAATAACTTAACACAAGATCAACTTATGAACGATAACTTAGCAAAAGGTAGAACCATTGATATTATCGTCAATAATATTAACCTTGGTGCATTACGTCCATATAAACGATATTCATTCCAAGTTGATACACAATTTGTAAATATGGATTTGAATAATAAAACGTTTCGTTTACGTGGTTGGGGAGTTCTTATTACTCGAGATGGTGGCAGATCTACTAAAGCACACTATATTCATACCGTTAGTATCAGTCTATTTGAACAGACAATATCTTAAGATAAATACACCCAGGGATTTTCCCTGGGTGTATTTTTTATAAAATAGAATTGAATATATACTATATATTTGATATCAAATATAAGGAGGTACGGAAAATAATGATATTATACATTAGTGAAAACCATTTACCATATAGTGTTGGTATAATTGATTATTATGTAGACTACAGACTAGATCTGGATTATAGCAATACGCAACTATATAATAGTTTGAATGTATCACACGCATTTGAGATTCAAGATGATAAATTGGTATATCATAAATTTATAGATGGAATAGAGTTTGGTATACCTCTTATCATGGAGAGGGAATCTCCCGTAATCTATTTTGCGACACTGAAACATGGAAAATATCCAGTAAGTTTAGTAAGATATAATTTTGGATACACAAAAGAATCTACAATACAACCTATTATTGATTCTCTTAACACACATACACATGAATCGCTATTAGTAAATGGTATTGATTTGGAAGTTCATGAAATCAGATTTGATTCAGAAAATACTATAGCAATATACCATCGGTATCGATATGATGACGTTTCTGATACTGATGAGAAACTGCAGTATATGTACATATATTGTATAGACCACAATAATATGTGGAGAGGATATTTAAATTGGCCAAACCACATTGAAATACCCAATCTACACATCAATGATAAAGTAGTAAAAATATTCGATAATCTTGATGATGCATATGATAATATCAGATCTAAGGACACTACAGTTTATACTGTAGTTGATATTATACCAGAAACTAATGTTATTTCTGCATATGTTGTAGATAATGGAAATATAACTGGAGTCGGACGTGAAGACGATTTTATCGGATTATACAAGAAAGTAGAATAAGATAAATACACCCAGGGAAAATCCCTGGGTGTATTTTTTTTATAATCTGAATTTATCAATCTCTTCAACCTTCTTTAATGGTTGAGACTGTTTTGTTGCAGTCTTATTGTTAATAGCAGCAAAGGTTCCTGCTACTTCTAATAACTTAACTAAAAGTTCTCTATCGACATCAATTTTCTCTTTGATAATAGTAAGCTTAGCGGAAAAGGCTGTGCTATATACAGTTACTAATCCAGTAAGCATTCTATTGATTTCAAGATTAACTGTAGAGAACCGTCGAAGCTCTTCTCGTTCAAAGGCATACATTTCAGGCTTCTTCATCATTGAAATAGCATGAGTAAAAGAGATCTTCTTATTCGGTTTACGTACATCAAATACACTTTGTAAAGATTTATAATCTTTCTGATATTGAGCTTTGGTCGTCTTTAATTCTTTAATTGCGCTCTTTGCATCATCCACAATGTTGTTAATAATATCATTTATATTTTTAGGAGTTAATCCAATTGTCTTAGATACTCCTCTGAGTGTATCTTGTGTATGTTTCCTGGTCTCATTCTCTAAACTATTAACATTCAATTTCTTTCCAAGATAAGATTGTGTGAATTCTTGTAATGCTTTATCTACTTGAACATTCAGATACTCATCTTTAGATAATTGAGAAACATCAACATCTGCATATCCCCTAGCTTCAGAGACTGGACGATACCAGTCTAATTTAATATTCAATTCTCTTGGGAATTTATCTCTCTGTTTAGGATATTGATATGTATGATATGTAATAGGTGTATTAGATTTCTCATACATTTGAATAATTACAGATTTATATTTTTCTGCAAGTTTAGCATAGTTAAGAATAAAGTTATTCAAATATGAATTTAAAGATTCTGTATATTTTTCTAATAAATATAATGATCTGTCTAAATAAGATATGACCATTGAGTCGGAATTGTTTCTTGCAATATCTACAATAGATGGATCAATAACCCCTTCATCAATTGCAGTATAGCAAGACTCAAGAATATCCATAGGGACGTATATGCTATCATCGATAAGATGTTCTGGGATAAATTTTGATAGACGCATGGTGGTAACCCACCTCCTGAGCATGTTATTTATTATTAAAATGTTCAAATTATTTAAAATAACTAGGATTTCTAACGGCTGGCCTGGTCTCTGGGTTAACTAAGGCTTGGATCGGTACACAAACTAATGGCACTAAAGAGGTTAGTTTTAGTGACCATACACATTCTGGATTTTCAAATAAAATCTTATATAAAGGAAATTATACTGAAACTTCAGGATACTGGATCAGCAAAACACTATGCACAATGTCTGAATCTGATTATATATCGGGCATGATAACTTTATACGCACCTAACGGATCGGCATATATATCTATACGTGGCAAATCTATTCAGTCATCTTCTGATGTGTCATCTTCTGATGTGTGGTTTGCAAGCATATCTAATTCTTTAGTGTATTATACTGACAATAATATGTATTTGTTTACAAACTTAGATATGGATAATAATAAATTATCTTTATCTGTAAAGTATGCAACTATATCATATAAAATTATACATTTTGTGTAAATATAAAAATAACCCCTTCCATATGGAAGGGGTTATTAATTTAGCCGTTTAAATTGTCGTATAATGAATTTAGCCGTTTAATTCATTAATTATCAGTCTTTCTTAGCACCGCCAATAGCCTTAGTAACAGCGGTCATATACTCAGAGCACATCTCTCTGATGTAACCCAGGTTACGAGACTGCAAACCATCAATAATGCTCTTAATGTTGGTAAGCATACCCATCATGCCGTTAATCTTAGACTTGGAGTATGCCTGATACTTATTGATGTATTCAGTAGGAGCCTTCTTAGCATGAGCTTTAGCTCTAGCGTCGTCGCTCTTCTTTACATAACCTCCGCTTTCCTTATCTTTCTTATAAACGGTGGAATCGGGGGGAGTGTTAACAATTCCGGTAACTGCATATGGCTGGCTATCGTCATTATTGTTAATCTTACCACGAACGACGCTATCTTTACCGCTAATCTTAGTAAGCTTATCCGCCTCACCTTCCCATGCAGTGCGAAGCTTCTCTAAGCGATCGATATAGTCGGTATAGGTCTTCTCCATAGCTTCACGAGCCTTGGCAGCACCTTCAACGAAGGAAACCTTATCATCGACAGAACCAATCTTCTGATCGTTCTTATCGCTACCACGAACCTTCTTATCAAGAGCGGGCCAAATGTTGCTAATCTCATCACCGGATCCACCAAACTTGGCAATAACCTTAGCCGTGGCCTGCTTGATATACTTCTCGTTAGCTTCTTTAATCTTATCCATCTCCTTATCGAGATCCTCGATAGCCTTAGAAATGGAAGAATCGCCAGAGTCAGCATTCTCAAGACTATGATTATAGTCAATAAGATTATCAGCCTTGATTACAGCACCAGGGCCAGCATCGTTCTCCTGCTCCTTGATAACCTCGTTAACGGTATTGGTAATACCAGACATAACAAGGTTCGTATCCCACTTGTGAAGCTGAACCGTAACGTCGCTCATATTGACACCCTTGTCGCGGGCAGCCTTAATACGAGGCTTAACAAGCTCAACCCACTTGTTGGTCTTTCCGAACATCTTAGCCCAGAATTCCTTCATACGATTAAGGATAGCCTTAGCGCCAGCAATAATCTTCTGGAAGAAGGTCTTGACAGCCTGGCCGATATTCTTGATGATGCTCTCAGACATAGGACCAACCATATCAGGATTGGTCATAGCAGCCTCAAAGAGAATCTCATCGGACTCACTAGCAAACTTAGCGAACTCTGCAGACTCGTTGTAAATCTCATAATTCACAAACTCAACAGACTCGCAAATATTCATGGTTTCAGGAATATCCATAGGGGCAATATTAGTACCACCACTATGATTATATTCAGCAGATTCGTTCACAGCACGAACAAGATCAAAAACAGAAATCATAACTGTTATTCCTCCTTATGTTCTTTTTAATAGTTAATATAAATTAACTATTAAAAATCGAAGTCGTAGAGATCATCAGTGCCCTCAAAATCCTCATTCTTCTTCTCAACCTTACCGGTGATCATCATAACGAACATTCTCTTAGCCTGATTCTCTCTATCCTCATGATACTTAGTGGCAATTGCTTTAACAGCCTGAACGACACCAAGAGCTTCCGTGTACAGCGCAAAATACTTATTGATATAATCAATAACTTCGCTCTGACCCTTAATCTCTTTATCATCGTTCTTTTCAGCCATCTTATCATGCTGCTCAGCATAACCTTCTTTGATGGTTTCGATGGCCTTGGAGATCGATTCCTGATCGTCGTTGATCTTCTTGTTAAGTGCCTCGTAGCTAGACAGATCTTCCTTCAGAGCCTTCTGATTGAGGAGAATATCCTTAACAGCATTCAGGGTGAAGATGCCCTTACCAAGCTGCAGGTCCTTCTTCTCGCCATAGATCTTCTTAACAAGATCGCTCTTCCAAGAACCTTCAGACAGACCAGTGATACCAGTAACAGCCTGAGCGACATCTCTCTGTCTCTTGTCAGAAGTCTCATCGCTAACCTTCTTGATCTCAGCACTCTTAGGAGCTGCCATGTTAGGAGTCGGCTTGGGAATATTCTTGTTAACAAAATCAGCATTCACGTTAACGGTGAACGGAACCTCGTTCTTGAACTCATAGCCATTGAAGACGAGCTTCTTGGAGCCCAGATTTTTCAGGCCCTCAGCATTCTGATAACGGTGCCAAAGCTGCTCACCGCTCTTAGTACGACGGTCGATGTTGAGCTTAATCTTAGCAATGATGGACTGGACCCACTTCTTAATGCGGGTGAAGAACGCCTTAATACGATCAAGCAGGCTCTGCTTGCTTGCTTCGTTAATAGCAGCCTGGCTATATTCAACACCCTCAGTGATGCTACGATACATATTGTGAACAATATTATCATTCTCAGTCTTAATGGTATTAGCATTCTCAGCCAGACTCATCATGCAGTCATTTGCAGACGCCTGAATGCATTCCACCAGACCCATGTAGGGGTACTCATCAACGTACTCTTTACCAAAGAAGCCATTGGTATTCTCTACCATGCTTCTAAAGTAAGACATGTTAATCATGAGGAATTCCTCCTTTAAATCATAGAGTTTTGTTGCTTTCTAGAAAATAACAAAAATAAATGCATTTAAGTGGTATAAGGTATTTCAAAACGATTTATGGGGTATATGGGCATAGGGGAATACCCATTATAGAATTGTTCATTTATTTTTGTTTAAAAGCTGTTTATTATGTTTTAAGTTCTGACTTAACAGAACGTACATAATCTTCATAACAATTGCGAACATCCATGCACCGTTTTATTTGATACGCTTTACAACTAAGGTCAATCATACCTACGTAAAACATGTCCATGATTGCAACAATTGCATTTCGGACAACATCAACATATCTCATTCTAGCTTCTTCATACTCCATATCAGGAGCATCGATAATCAGTTCATTAAGAGACACTTTGATGTAACGAAGCTGTCTAGACGCATGCTTAATAAACATGTGTTTGGTTTCAATCTCAGGCCGACAAGGCCTCTCGTTAGAGTTGTTAGAATACACACTATTGATCACATCATTAATATGACGACTAGCAATAGATGTACGTTCCATTCTGATTCTGGTAGCATCATCAAACAATGCATCAAATAACTCTTCAATGGTATTGAAAGCATTCAGCATATCGTTAGGATCCCAACGACAAATATCAGCAAGCTGATCAATAGAGATTGTAACTTTCTTACCATACCCAAGAGTATCGATAACGTTGATAAGCTTATCGATCTGATAATCGCTAATAAGATCAAGGGATGTAATATTACAACCAATTTCGCTATATCCTCTCCGGATAAGTTCATTCTTATTCTTATTAATGATACCAAGATTTTGAACAATAGGTTCTAATGTAAACTCATCATGATCTGCAGCATGATACATTGCAGACATCTTAACTTCACAGATACGAAGTTTGTCAACAATCTCAGAGGCAAAGTCAGATAACTGTTCCAGATTTACAACCATTGCCCGTACATCTTCAGGAGGAGTCATATAACTATAGAAAGTCTTGATTCTCTCATAGTAAGGTCTCATCTTATTATAAATCTTAAGAACAGGATCATATCCTTTTTCTTCCTTCAATGCTTGCTGAACTGGAGCAACATCCTGAGCAGGAACATTCTCATCATACTCAGAAGCATCTTCGCACACTATAAAAGCCCCATCTTTCAGGAGCGTCTGATTATAAAACATAACCGAATCCTCCTTTAGATCAGTAATCCTGCACCAGAAGTCTCCGGGTTAGGATACATAATATTAGGGCTATTCTTATCAATCTTTAAGGAAGCATCTTCCTTACGAACTTGCTGATTTTTCAGTGCTTCAACACTATCAACTTTGATCGCAATTCTATTCTTCCACTTTTCCAGTTTATCAACAATTCTCTTTTGACGAGCGATAATCTTCTTATCGCCTCTACGACCTTCCAGAGATTCAATATTAGCTCTGACTAAGTCAGCTTGCGTGTTAAGCATATCAGCAATCTTAACTCTGCTAAAATAGACAGAGTAAATAATATTTCTGATAAGGTAGATAATTCTAGGCGCAAAAACAATTACACCAACAATAGATGCAGCAACTGCAATTGCAGTAATACTCTCAGTCATAGCATTACGAGTACTGGGCTTAGCCATCTCATTTAACAGCTTAGTGAAAGTATTAATATCATTTGCAGCCGCAACGATATTCTTAATGTGAATATGTTTAATAGATCCAGGAATCTCATCAAACAGAACTTCACACTCAGCATCTTTCTCAGATGTAACAAACCGAATAGTATTACTTACCATAATACCAATAGCATAAATCAGAGCTGCTACCAAAGACGTATACATCAGCTGAGCTAAACCATTACCCTGCTTATACAACGTGGTATACAGAGAGCTGTTAGCAATCAAATGATCCCGTACAATAAAACACGAATTGATGACTTCAAGATATTTCTTTGCTCCTTCATCGGGAGAGCTCTCATATACATTACGAAGCATTCTGAGATTCTCATCAATCATGCCAATGTATTTGAACTTCTTGTAATCACCAGCAGTACGTTCAATCTCACCAAAATCAATGGAGTTATACTTATCAGTAATAAACTTCATCATATTAGTGAGAGCTTCATCTGCAACTCTAACTTGGTTAGCTTCATCAAGTAAGGTGAAAGTCACCTTATCAACTTCAATACCAGCTTCAGTTAAAGCTTTATACATATTCAGTCTAGGCATAACTTTCACCTCCTCTTATCTGGACATCGCCCTATACAGGCTAATTAACTCTCTTTGGCTATCCTTGGCTTCCCTCTCGAGCATCGGGAATGTATAAGTCTGGAAACCATAGTCGTGCCCATCATAGACAACATAGACTAATTCCTCAGCCTGATCAACGACAACAAAACCAAGAAGGAACTGATCATCCATAATCATCTTAACATGGGCGGAGTCCATAACGTCCACACCATATTCAGCCTTAATGAAATCAACTTCATTCTTAGTCATAACCAAAGTTCCATTCGGAGTATATTCTGTCATCAGATACGGAACTCTGATCTTAGCCATACGTCTACGCTGTTTCAGTGCAGAGGTCCATTTACCAGCATTGGTTCTAGTATTTAGAGCATCATCTCTAAGCTCTTTGAATCCAAAAAGTAAATCACTCAGAGATTTCTCTTCACCAGAAACAAACTTGACAAACTTGAGGAACTTACGCTTATTGATGATCGTGTTGTACAAGTTTGTAATCAATTCCTTAGATTCAACTCTGTGAACAAACGCCTTGATTCCTACAAGCACATCACGATTAACAACCTCTTCAGATCTATCGCCTTCGACAATAAATCCAACAGTAGCCTTAGCAAAGAACGGAACAGCATCATTAGCTTTCTGCATATCCATCTTAGTAAAGACTTCTTTATCGAAAGTAGTACTATTATAGGTTGCTATATTAAGGTTAGGTCCATCCGTACCGGTCTCAGGAACATATACAGTATCATCCTGGCTTTTAGCTTCATCCAGATACTCAAAGGTTTCAGAGTCAGGCTTGGTTAAAGCTTCAGTGATGACACGATCGATGTAATCAAGATTATCCATCTCAATCTGACCGAACAGATCAGCAGATTCAGAAATCCCCTTAGACTTCTTCAGTTGAGCACGACGCTTCTCAACAAGCTTAAGTTTCTTATTGATCAGTTTGATATACTCACCATACTGTTTCATGAAAGCCTTAGGATTACTAATCTTCATCTTATTGAAAGTAATCTGAAGTTTAGACTTAGATCCAGATTTCTGATTCTCATTATACTTCTTCTTATATCTATTCAGATACTTAACGTACTTAGACTTAGCTGTATTCAACTTAGACTCAATGGTACGAAGTTTAGACAGAGAAGAACAGGACAGAATCTTATTATCAGAAACAGATTCCAGAGAGAACTTCAGAGAATCGATAGCTTCTTTGACATTACCTTCATTGATAATACCAGCAGATTCAGTAACTACAACATCAGTAATATCATCTGCAAAATCTTCATTTGCTCTTCTACGAGTTTCATCAGCAAGACGCTTGGCTTCTGCTTGATCCTTCTTACCTTTACTGATAAGTTTATCGGTATCGCTATTAATCTGCTCAAACTGTTTTCTAAAATCTTCTGCACTCTCATTAACTCTATTCTTAGGAAGATACTGAGCGATAGGATTCTTCTTGCTGATTTTCATATTGATCTTAAATTTAGTCATTGCAGCATCGATCTTCTTAGCCAATGCTTTTCTATCCTTTTCAGGACAATGACCAAACATCTTCACTGCAAGCTTGACATGCTTAGCATCATGAAGAGGGAACTTTCTTTCCTTGGGAAGACCAAAAGCAGAATCAGGAAGCTTATTTCTCTCCTTTGCGGGGAGAGCAGCTTCCAACATAGATTCATCAAATCCTTCAATCTCTTCATCTTCAAGATCAAGTTCAATATCATTACCATCGCCATACATCAGAGCATATTCTTCTTCAGACAGTTCAGGATCATTATCTTCCTCATCATTGTCATCAAAATTGAACATCTCTTCAGTAGCTTCACCGAGGAATCCCCAGGTATTAAGTTCCTCCATACGAGCATGATATCTTTCCTGGATAGCTCTGGTCTTAGGATCAACAGCATCCTCATTAAACATATCATTTAGAGAAACTTCTTCAGCGATAACTTTAATCAAATCTTCACCAGAAGATTTGGATCTCTGCCAGCATTCATATAAATAATCCTGAGCAGCTTTAACAGCTTCATCATCGGTAGCATTTTCCCGAAGGAATTTATCTGCTGCCCAGTTTACATTATTGGTAGTTTTAACACCAATGTTCTGATGGAACTGCTGAAGATAATTTTCAATCGATGCTTTATCATCTGCAGATACCCTATGGAAAGGCATTAATCCGATACAAGCAACAACGAAAGAAGCATACGATCTTTCGAGCATCTTAAGAACCATACCAGCTTCTTCTGGCATCAGTTGATCAGAAACAATCGTCGGAAAATAAAAAATAGAATTGGAACTATATGAAGAAATAGAACGAATTCTACTCTTATTCAAGTTGATATTCCGTTTCAAACCTCTGCCAGCATTGCTGTCTTCAGCTGCAGATAACACATCGAAAATCTCTCGAATCATGTTGTCAGAGCACCACCTTTCTGTGTTATTTGCAATGTATGCATTATATTAAATGTTGTCCTGATATAACATATCGTAGAAAAAGAAAACAATTAAAGAATGGATAAATCCCCTGGGACCGAAGCCCCAGGGGATATTTTTAATTACCTATCTACAAGGTCCCAAACCAAAGCAAATTCTTCCAATC